AGCGGCGGAGTGGGACCCGAAGCAGGGCGGCTCGAGGACGGCGTACGTCGCGGACGAGAGCCGCTGCCTGGGCTGCGAGGTGCTGGACATGGCCGCCCGCGACCTCGGGGACCAGCACGACACGCTCGGGATGAAGCTGGGCCTGGTCCCCAACGACGACGACGAGTCGGACGACGACGACGATCTCGAGGGTGAGGGCGGCTGATGGGCCCGACCGATCGGTTGTACGTCGAGCTCGTCGCGAACGTCGGTGGCTTCGTCACCGGCATGGACCGGGCCGCTGGGTCGGTGCAGCGGGTCGACGCGTCGACGGGCAAGGTCGACAAGACGCTGTCGAAGCTGCAGAAGGGCGGCCTGCTCGCGCTGGCGACCGGCGTCGGGCTCGTCGTCGACGAGACCCTGCAGCTCGACACGGCGATGCGCAACGTCAACTCGATCTCCGGCATGACCGAGGGGGCGCTCGGCGCGACCCGCCGCGAGCTCGTGCGGATGAGCGGTGACGCGGGCGCCGGCGCGCAGAAGGCGTCGGTGCTCGCCGAAGGCCTCTACGACATCGCCAGCTCCGGCTTCCAGGGCGCCGACGGCATGAAGGTCCTGGACGCCTCCGCCGTCGCCGCCTCTGCCGGCATGACCCAGACCGCCGTCTCGGCCAAGGCGATCACCGCCGTGCTGAACGCCTACAAGAAGCCGGCGGAGGAGGCGGCGGACGTCTCCGACACGCTGTTCTCCACCGTCAACCTCGGTGTCATCAGCTTCGAGCAGCTGTCCCACAACCTCGGTGACTACATCGGCACCGCGCAGTCGCTGGGTGTCTCGTTCGACGAGACCGGCGCGGCGATCGCCACGATGACGCTGAACGGCATCACCGCCACGCAGTCCGGCACGGCGCTGAACAGCGTGCTGGCCAAGCTCATCAAGCCCGGCGAGGGCCTCGCGACGGTCCTGCACGATCTGGGCTACGAGAGCGGCACCGCGGCGATCGAGGCGCTCGGGCTGCGCGGGACGCTGATGGCGGTCAACGAGGCGACCGGCGGTACCGCGGAGGGGATGAGCGGCGCGTTCGACGACATCAACGCGCTGCGCGGCGCGTTGGCCCTGACCTCCGGCGAGGGCGAGAACTACGCCGCCGTCTCCGACAAGATCACCGACCGGACGCAGCGGGCCGGTGCGGCGCAGGAGGCGCTGGCCGAGCAGAGCAAGGCCGTGACGTTCCATCTCGGGCTGATCCGCAACCAGGCGGTCGGCGCCGGCGTGGGGCTGGCGAACATGGCGCTGCCGACCGTCGTCGACGGGCTCGTGGCGGTGCAGCGCGGCGGGCAGGGCGCGGCGGACGTGCTCGGGAGCATCGCCGGTCAGCTCGAGGGGGTGTTCGACAGCGCCCGGACGATCGGCGGGGACGCGGTCGAGATCCTGCTGGACGTGGCTGCGGCCGCGGCGCCGCTCGCCGAGCTCGGCGGGAAGATGGTCGTCGGTGGGCTCGTCGTGTCGCTGGAGCTGCTCACCGGGCTGCTCGAGCCGCTCGTCGGCTTCCTCGCCGACAACGAGGTCGTCGCGACGGCGCTCGCGATCGCGCTCGGCATCCACCTGCTCAGCGGGGTCACCGCGCTCACCACCGGGGTGACGGTCCTGGCGACGCGAATCCGGATGGAACTGGCTGGCGCTTTGATCTACGCGGCCGTCGGGGGCGGCAGCATGTCGGGCGCCGTGAAGGCCATCGGGGCGGCCCTGACGTCGACAGCCGCCGTGGCCGCAGTGGCAACAGCCGGCATCGGGCTGGGGCTGGCCAGCGTCGCCGTCGGCTTCCAGCGGGCCTCGTCCGCTGCCGACTCCCTGAGAGACGCTCAGGACCGGCTGCAGGGCGCTGAGGGGCTCGCAGCCGAGCTGGAGGCCATGGAGGACGCAGGTGCGGCGGCTGCCCGCGTCCTTGACCGGATGGACGAGCTCGCGAGCCGGGACATGGACACCTGGGGCTCGTTGTTCGACGTTGCCGGCAACGTCGAGTCGATCCGGCTGTTCGGCAGCGAGACCGAGCAGCTCGCTCGTAAGCAGGAAGCCGCCGCACGCCAGGCCGACGTGTTCCGGACGAACGTCAACGCTCTGGCTGAGCGGGGCTTCGAGCCGGGGTCGGCGGCGGCCAACCGGTTCCACAACGAGGTGGTGCTGTCCGGGCAGGCCTTCGACGAGATGCTGCCGCTGCTCGAGGCCGCCGGCGTCCGGACCGGCGACTCGCTGAACGTCATGGCGATGAAGGTCGAGGCGTACAAGGCCAAGACGGACAGCGCCGCAGGCGCGCAGGATGGGTTGGTCAGCGCCCTCGACGGCGTGCAGTCCAAGGCGAAGACGACCGAGGAGGCCGTCGAGGCGCTGTCCGACGCCCTCGACGTGCTGATCGGCGTGCCCCTCAACGCAGCGAAGGCCACGATCGCGTTCGAGGGCGCGCTGGACGACTTGCAGGCGAAGCTCGGTGAGGTCGACGAGAACGGCCAGCGGCTCGGCACCACGCTCGACGTCAACACGCAGCGCGGCCGCGACAACACGTCCTCCGTCATCGACGCCGTCGGCGCGCTCAAGGACAAGATGGAGGCGGACGCGGCCGCCGGGGCCGAGACCGACGAGCTGTCCCGGACCCTCGTGACCGGCCGAGAGCGACTCGTCGAGCAGGCCGCGGCCGCCGGCCTGTCCCGCGACAAGATGATCGAGCTGCTGACGCAGTACGGGCTGACGCCCGACCTCGTCGCCACGGTCGTCGAGGCTGTGGGGACGGACACGGCGGTCGGCAAGGTCAAGGGCGTCCAGAAGGCGATCGACGACCTGTCCGACAAGACGGTCACCGTGGCCGTGCAGTACACGAGCATGGGTGCGACCCGCACCGTCGGCACGCAGGGCGGGCTGCAGGAGGCTGACGGCGGCGTCGTCAGCTTCCACGCCAACGGCGGCGTCCGCGAGCAGCACGTCGCGCAGATCGCCAAGGGCGGCGAGTGGCGCGTCTGGGCCGAGGACGAGACGGAGGGAGAGGCGTACATCCCGCTGGCGCAGTCGAAGCGCGGCCGCTCCGAGGCGATCCTCGCCGACGTCGCCGACCGCTTCGGCTACCGGCTCGAGGCCTTCGCCGACGGCGGCTTCTCCAGCGCCACGCGCGACCGTGTCTACGGCGACGCCATCGACTGGATCACCAAGCACGCCCCGAAGATCCCCGCGGCGGCGCCGGGCATGGGCGTCGCCGCGATGATGGCCGCGCTCCGAGCCGTCTTCCCCGGCCTCGCGCTGATCTCAGGCCTCCGGCCCGGTGCGATCACCGCCACGGGCCGGCCGAGCTACCACGGCATGGGTCGCGCGACGGACATCCCGCCGCGCATGGACGTCTTCAACCACCTGGCGTCCGCCTACCCGAACAGCACCGAGCTGATCTTCTCCCCGGCCGGTGGGCGGCAGCGGTACAACGGCCAGCCGCACGTCTACTCCGGCGTCACGAAGGCCATGCACTACGACCACATCCACTGGGCGATGGCCAAGGGCGGCATCCTCAACCCGTACGTCCGCGACACCGGCGGGCCGCTGCGCCCCGGGTTCACCTACAACGGCACCGGCCGGGACGAGATGGTCGTGCCGATGGCCACCGGCGGCATCACCGGACCGATCGGGCGCGTGACCACGCGGATGTCGCCGAACAGCCTGACCCAGCGGGCTGAGGACGGCAGCCTGGTCCCGGCCTACTTCTGGGGCCTGGAGAAGGCCGCGAAGAAGATGACCGACGTCACCGCGATCCGCGACCTCACAAAGGCGTACGACGCCTACAACGACCAGCTGCAAGAGGCTGCCCGGCGCGTCGAGCTCGTTGCTGACCACAGCGAAGCCCGCCGGCAGTACGACGCCGCCAAGGCCGTCACCGCCCGGGCTCGCGCGGAGGCTGCTCGTCTCGGACAGACGAAGGCGCAGATCGCAGCGCAGGACCAGCTCGCCAACGCGCAGCGACGTCTCGTGCAGGCCGACACCGCCAACGAGAAGACCAACGCCAAGGCCGCCGTCGACATCGCCCAGCGCAAGCTCATCACCACCCGCACCGAGGCGCAGGCCAAGGCGACCGAGAAGCTGTCCGACGCGCTTCGCGACGAGGGCCGGGCCCGGGAGAGCTACTCCGGTGCGATCAAGTCGCTGAAGGACTTCGACCGCGCCGCGGTCATCGACAAGGAGCGGGCGGCCGTCGACCGGCTCATCGAGACGCTCGAGAAGGAGCAGCAGGTCCGGGAAGAGCAGCAGCGCGCCCGGGAGGAGAAGCTCGACAGCCTCAACCAGATGCTCGATCAGGAGCGGGACGTCCGGGCCCGCGGCGTCGAAGCCGAGCGGGAGCACGCCGAGAAGGTCGCGGCGATCCGCGAGCGGGTGGCGCAGGCCGAGACCGACTTGCAGGAGCAGCAGCAGCGGCTCCTCGACGGCCGCCGCGACCAGCTCACCGCCTGGGCTCGCCTCGACGAGCGCGCTGCGGTGCAGTGGGGCAACAGCGTGCAGCAGCTGCTCGACAACGCCCAGGCGCAGAACGCGCAGTTCGAGCAGTGGTCGGCGTCGTTGGCCGAGGCCCGCGCGGCCGGGCTGTCGGAGCAGATCATCTCCGCGCTCGGCCTCGACGAGGGTCCGCAGGCGCTCGGGCAGCTGCGGGAGTTTGGGCAGGCGACCGCGGCGGAGATCGACGCGCTGAACGCCGAGGTCGCCCGCCGCACCAGCCTGGCTGGGGAGCAGACCGCCCGGGAGCAGCAGGCCGGCTACGGCGAGCTCGGCCGCGGGCTGCTGGCTGCGCACGGGCAGTACGTCGACGCGCTCGCCGACCTCGACGAGGAGCTCGTGCAAGCCCAGGCCGACCTGCTGGTGCAGCAGGCGGAGGTCGCGACGCAGCTCGCGGCGATCGGGCAGGACCAGGCCCGCTCGTACGGCGAGGCCCTCGCGGCCGGGCTGGCGTCCCAGATCCCGCTCGTGGCCGCCCAGGCGTACGCGCTGCAGAAGGCGGCAGGCGGCGCGACGGCGAACGCCACGATGGTCAACGGCCAGTACACCGACACGATGACCGGCCGGGCGGCGTTCGTCGGCCCGAACGGCGAGCCCGGCTACGCCAAGGCGCAGGCACCTCCCGGCGCGAAAGCGCACACGATGCCGGACGGGCGCGTCGCCTACTACCTGCCCGTCAAGGCCTTCGACAGCGGCGGCTACCTCGAGCCGGGCTACACCCTCGCGTTCAACGGCACCGGGCAGCGGGAGCACATCCCCAACCCGCGGGCCGGCGGCAGCACGGCCGACGGCGGTCTCGTCGCCGTCGAGGTCACCAACCTCACCGTCCTCGACGGGCAGGTCATCGACCGTCGCGTCGAGACCAAGCTCGGGACGCTCAAGCGCGCCTCACAGGCCCACCGCAACCGGAGGCCCCGGTGATCCTGCTCGGGAAAGCTGAGCTGTCGCTGCTGTCCGACCCCACCGTCAGCGTCCACATCCCGCACCTGACCGGCATGCCCCGACGGCGGGTCCGTGAGGGGACGCTCGTCGGCCCGTTCGAAGGCGACGAGTTCCCGCTGCCGTTCCGCGGCCTCGGCCGCAGCGGCAGCTTCGACCTGTCCTGCCGGTACGCCAAGGCCGAAGCCGAGCTCCGCGTCCGGCTGCTGTGGCTCATCGACTCCTACGCCCCAGCGCAGTACGACAGCCGGCTGCTGCTCCGCACCCACCTCGAGCCCGGCACCGGCCTGCCACCGGAGCTGCAGGAGTTCCTCGCCGAAGGAGCGTCCGTCGCCGTCGCCGTCTTCGACGTCCTCGAGACCCCCATCGGCGCGATGAACACCGACGTCACGTTCACCGCCACCCGCGTCCAGCACGACTTCACCCTCGACCTGGAGGCGTGAGGTGCAGCAGCTGCTCGCCGGCCCCCGCGCCCAGCTCGACCGGGCGCTGCTCACCGACGCGCTGTCGCTGCGCCGCGGCGCCACCGTCCGGCACGGCATCGACGTGTTCGACCTGACCGGCCGGCCCACCCTCGAGCGGCTGCCGTGGACGTCCGGCACGGTGACGTGGGCGTACCGGGAGCCGTCCGAGACCGGCGGTCAGGAACTGACCCGCACCGGCATCCGCCGCCGGTTCGACGTGACGCTCAGCGGCCGCGTCGACGGCATCAACCTGTCCGCCCGCCGACTGCGGCCCTGGACCGGCCTGCGCATGCAGGACGGCTCCTGGGCGGTGTTCCGGCACGGCCTGTTCGAGCCGGAGAACCCCGGCCTGGCCGACGACGGCGTCCACGTCAGACGGGACGTGCAGGCTGTCGACAAGGCCGGCCGCTGGTCGGCGAAGACCCTCGGCCGACCGATCGTCGTCCCCGACAACGTCCCGATCGTCGACTACGTCCAAGCTTCCCTGACGGCCGTGTTCGGCGAGGTCGACTTCGCGATCGCCGCCTCAACCGCCACCCTCGGCCGGCAGCGGGTGTTCGAGGCGGACGACTCCTACCTCGACTTCTACTCCGAGCTGCTGCAGGGCATCGGCCACGACCAGCTCACCGCCGACGAGGAAGGCCGCCCGGCTTCCCAGCCGGTGAGCGTCCTCGCCGGGCAGGGCGCTGAGGCGACGTACGGCGCCCGGCAGGGGAAGATCCTGACGGCGGCGTCGGTCGACCCGCTGTTCCCCACCCTGCCGAACGTGCTGACCTTCTACGCCCGTCAGGGCCCGACGCTCGGCAACGTCGTCGGCAACGGCCTGGCCGTCCGGCGGAACGAACGCACCGGGCCGGCGTCGATCGAAGCGCGTGGCGGGGGCGTCGCCGCCGAGCTCGAGCAGCGGATCCCCGTCGACATCGACATGGCCAGCCCGGACAAGCAGGCGGCGCTCGAGGCGGTCGCCGACGCCGAGCAGCAGCGGTACTTCGCCGGCGGCGGCCTGCGCTTCCGCGGACGCATCGGGCTGAACCCGCTCGCCGGCGAGCGGGACGTCTTCGCGCTGCGCCTGCCACGCCTCGGGCTGGTGAACGGCCTGTGGGTCTGCACCGAGTGGTCGCTGCAGATGACGTCGCTGACGGACCAAGCCGCAGCCCTGATGGACGTCACAGCGGAGAGGAGGGTCGCATGAACGACTCCAAGCTCGGGCGGGTCACCGCCACCAACCCCCTGCGGGTGCGGCTGAACGGAGACCCGGCCGCAGCCCCCGACCCGGAGGCTGAGCCCTACGCCGGCATGCCCACGCCCGTCGTCGGCAAGGAGGTCCTCGTCGTCAACGTCGAGAAGCGCCGGCTCGTCGTCTGGGCGGCCCTCTGATGGCCACCTTCGCTGAGATGGCCATAGCCGCTGCCGACGCTGCGCAGAGAGCCGCGGACACCGCGGTGGTCGACACGGCGCGGACCGCGATGACGCCGGTGCTGACCGACGCCGGCAAGCTCGTGCTCGACCTGAAGACGCTGACGCTCAAGCACCTCAACCTCAAGGACGGCATCGTCGTCCTCGGCACCCCCGACAACGTCTACTTCGCCATCCGCGGCGGCACCGTCCGGCTCACCTGGCTCGAGGACGGCGCCTGGCGTGACGGGCCTGTCGTGAAGACGCTCGTCGACGTCGGGCTGGCGCTCAAGGCGCTGACGTGACCCAGTTCTCCTACAGCTTCGACGGGCCGGACACCGCGGCTGGCTCCGGCGTCCCCGCATCGTCAGGACTCCCGGCGCTGGTCGCGTTCTCCGGTTCGTGGCGGCGACTGGGGAACCGGGCGTACACCGACACCCCGGCCAGTTCCCGGCCGATGCTCGGCTTCGACGCTGGCGGCCGGGGCAACGTCGACCTGGGTGCCCGCGTGTCCGCCGGCGGCGGCGACGCGCTGTACGCCCGCTGGGTCGACCCTTCGAACTGGCTGTGCGCACGTGTGCGCACCTTCTCGACGACGACGACGGTCCAGACCGGAACGACCACCTACTACGTCTGGCGGCAGTACTACGGCTCTGGGTCCGTCTTCCCCGGGGAGGCCTACCTCGACCAGACGACGACGAGCAGCTCGACGCCCACGGCGGACACCTACCCGCTGCAGCAGCAGGGGTACTCGCGCTTCAACAACCCGGTGCTGGTGTCCACCTACTCGCAGCCGGCGTACGGGACCTCGACGATCACCACACGTCAGGTCATCCTCGAGAAGGCCGTCTCCGGCCAGGTCACCACCCTGGGATCGGCCAACACCGACGCTGGGCTCACGTCTCTGCGCCTGCGAGCCATCGACAGCACGATCACGGTGCTGCTGAACGGCTCGGCCACACCCGTGATCAGCGCGACCGACGACGTCCACGTGACCGCCACCAAGCACGGCATCGGCCGCGGCCCCTCAGAGTTGACGGGCAGCGCCCTCGACGACCTCTTCCTCGACAACCTCAACAGCCCGCCGTACGCCCCGGTCATCCAGGTGCCGCCCGCCGTCGACCTCACCCGCGACCTGATCATCAACGTCCCGCTGAACGACCCCGACATCGGCGACAGCGCCCTCGAGTCCTTCGTCCAGGTCCGCAACCCGTCCCTCTCCACCGTCTGGCAGACCTTCCGACGGTCAGGGCCAAGCACCGCCGTCACCGTCCCGGCGGACACGCTCGTCGCCGGGCGCCCGGAGATCCGAGCCGCCTCCCGCGACGCCCAAGGCCTGCCCGTCGGCGACGAGAACCTCGTCTGGTCCGCGTCGCAGTTCACGCAGGCCGGCGTCCCACCGAACGGCCTGTCGTTCGTCGACCCCGCGCAAGGCCAGGACATCGGCAACTCGAGCCACCTGTTCCGGTTCAGCGTCGGCACGGCGACGGTCACGTCGATCGAGTGGCGGCTGCTCGGCAGCACCGGCAACAAGCCCGACCCGGCGAAGGTCATCGACCCGGGCGGCGTCATCACCGACCCGGGGGTGCGGACGTTCCTCGGCAGTGGGATGCCGAACGCCAGCACCGTCCACGCGCAGTTCCGGGGCTACGACGGCGCGCTCGCCGGCGACTGGATCACCGGCACCTTCCAGGTCGCCTACACCCGTCCGACGACACCTGCGTTCGTGCTCACCTTCGCCACCCGCCCCGCGGCCATCAACCTCCGGGTCGTCAACCCCGTCCCGACTGGCGGTGAGCCGCGGGTGGTCGAGAACCGCCTGCGGGTCCGGATCGCCGGCCGGCCCAGCAGCGCCAAGCTGATGGCGCGCGTCGGCCCGGGTGGCATCTGGACGTGGCGGCAGTTCGCCTCCGGCATCGACTACGAATTCCAGGTGGAGGCGGTCGCCGAGAACGGCACCGTCTCGCTGTCCGACTGGACCTCGGCAGGGCTGGCCGAGGAGCCGAACAACGAGGGCGCCTACGCCGACGCGTTCTACGACCCGACGTCCTACGCCTGACCAGGCCGCCAGCTGGCCGTCGGGCGGCTAGCACGCAACGCCCACCGGACCGTCGATGCCACGCCGCCCCCCCGATCGCTCGTACGCTGTCCCGCATGACGCAGGACACGCAGCCGGGCGGTGACTACACCGCTCTGCGCACCGACTTGCAGGCGCTGCGGGACGCGCGCGGCCCTGTCACCAAGGCGGCCGTCGATGGGCTGCTCAAGCGGCACCCCGCGCAGCCCACCACCGACCAGGGCGGCAGCTACGACGACGTCGCCTACGACCCGCGCAACTACGCCTGAGGAGTCCGGATGACCACCCCCATCGTCGTGCCGCAGGACCCGGGCCCGCTGCCGCTGCCCGCCGACAACGTCATCCGCACACCCATCACCTTCGAACGCCCCATCGGTGAGTGGGGCGGCAAGGTCCGCTCGGCGGTGCAGACCCTCATCGCCCTGCTTTCCACCGGCGGGCTGCTCGGCAAGGGCGGACGGCTCGAGCAGAGCTACATCCTGCCGCGGGGTGGCATCGCCGAGGACGACCTGAGCGCCGACGTCCGTGAGGCCCTCGACCGCGCCCGCGCGATGAACCTCATCGAGCTCCGCTGGGAGGGCGACCCCAACCTCGTCCGCCCGACGAGCGACCCGAACATCAAGTACATCTGGGCGCAGTGGAACCCCGCGCACCTGCCCCCGCCGACTGACGAGACGCACGCGATGGCCGGCGTCGACTACCTGTGGGTGGCCGGCTGATGCCAGGCACCGCCGACCTGTGGTTCGCCGAGGCGGGCCGGATCCGGCGTGCCCGCGACGGCCAGGTCGTCAGCTACACGCAGGAGAAGGCCGCGCCGAACCTGGTGCACGCCGTCAGCCCGCGCACCACCTCGCACACCGACCCGCTGTCGCAGCGGCTGTTCATCGTGCACATGATGTCGGACGAGGCCCGCGCCTCGGACGACAAGCACTACCTGCTGACGTTCATGGGCTCGGTGGCGTCGCAGGCCAGCCTGCCGTCCGGCCTTGCCCGCGCGGACTACGGCAAGAGCTGGAAGGCCAACGACACCGGCAACCTGTGGACGTGGACCGGCTCCGGCTGGACGAACCAAGGACCGCGGCCGACGTACAACATCGTCGGGCGCCGCTACCTCAACCCGGCGGACTACTTCGTCGGGCACAAGCTCGCGCCAGCCCCGTCCCGGTCCACGACCGGCTGGGACGGCGGCACGGCCGCGCCGCAGACCCGCTTCATGGGCGGGCACCGCGACTGCCCGCCGTTCGTGCCCAGCCGCGGCGGCACGACCGACGAGTTCTACCTCGCCAACGCGGTCGAGGCGATCCGCGAGCACGTCGCCGTCGGCGTCGACGGCTACGGCCTGTACATGCCGTCGATCACCGGCGTGCACTGGGACCGAGTACGCCGCTCGGTCCGCGCCGCCGAGATCGTGCAGGCCGAGGACCGCATCGCCTTCCCGTGCATCCTGCAGCCGGACGGCAAGACCGGCTCGACCTCCTCGGTCCGCAACGCTGACGGGACGATCAACATCAACGGCAGCGCCGACGCGCTGGCCAACGCGATCCTGACGATCGCCGACAGCCCGGCGCTGATGCGCGTCGGCGGCAAGCTCGTCGTCGGCATGTTCGGCCCCGAGCTGTGGCCGGACGGGGTCAACCTGACCGCAGCCAACCGGCTGACGTTCTGCACCCGCTTCAAGACCACGATGGCCGCCGCCGGCCGCCCCGTCTTCTTCGCCCCGTCGTTCCTCGGCACCCCCACCACGTTCCTAGACGCCGGCTGGGCGCCGATCGTCGACATCGTCAACCTGTGGGGCGACGCCGACCCGACCGCAGCAGCTTCGGACAACGTCCGGAACCGCCGGTTCACCAGCACTCTGCGCAGCAGCTACAACCTCCCGGCCTGGCTGACCGTCCGGCCGAGCGACTCCCGTCCCCGCGAAGGGGTGATGTGGGAGGAGGGCGGCTTCGACCTGCTGCGGCAGATGTTCGCCAACCTGCGCGGTGTCCCCGGCAGCGCGCTGTACAAGCCCGCCGAGTGGGCGCACGGCGTCACCGGCGACGACTTCCCCGAGGGCTCGCAGCTGCTCCCGTCCCCGGCGAACGGCGGGACAGCCCTCATGGACTACTGCCGCTTCTACCTCGAGTGGTGGAAGACCGGGCAGGCCCCGGAGATCCTGCGCGACGGGCTGTACCTGCGGCACCGCAAGCAGCCCTACACGGGCGTCACCTACACCGGGATGCCGGCGCACGGCACCACCACGCCGGTGTTCGGCCAGACCGACTTCATCGACACGGTCCGCGGCAGCACCCCGGTCCGGAACGAGCACGACGTCGAGGCCCGGCTGACCGAGCCCGCGACGGTGCGCGTCCTCGTCGACGGGGTCGTGAAGAAGACGCAGGACTGCCCCGCCGGCGTCTCGGTGGTCAAGGCGCCGCTCACCCCCGGCCGGGTGTCGGCCGAAGCGGTCCGCAACGGCCAGCGAGTCGCGTTCGTGGCCAGCAACACCCCCGTGTTGCTGACCCAGCCGTTCCAGGACCTGCAGCCCCGCACGTTCTCCAGCCTGCTTCCCCCGGTCGAGGACTACCTAGCGCTCGAGCAGACCGCGCCCGGGACGA